ATGGAACTGCTGGAGTTGGTTCGCACGCAGTGCGAAGCCCAAGAACTCAAACAGTCGGAGTATCGCTTCACGCGTCGGCTGGTTCGGGAGAATCTTGGTTGGGGTCAAACGGCGCTCAGAAAGCACATCGAACGACTGCTGGATATGGAATACATCATTCCACATCGTGGCACTGGCGGCCGCACCGAATACGAACTGCTCTACGACGGTCGTGGACGTGAAGGACAACCGACGATGTGTGGCCAGACGGCTTGTGCAAAGAGTACTTAGGGCACACCCGGGAGGATTCGAACCTCCAACCCTCGGTTCCGAAGACCGATGGTCGGTGATGCACGATCGCGAATTTCGTGCTTGACGCCATCACCACTGGCGGTGATACTCGAGGGATGAGATATCCAGGAGGAAAGAACGGAGCTGGAATGCCGCAGTGGATCTGCGGCATGATGCCGGTGCACGAAGTCTTCGCAGAGCCGTTTGCTGGCAGCGCCGCGATCGCTCGGCATAAACCGCCAGCCCACCGAACGATTCTTGTCGATCGATCATCGTCAGCACCGTCCATGATGGATCCCGTGGCGGCCGACATCACCATTGGTGGCGATGACGGACGCGTTGAGCAAATCGTCGGTTGCGGCATCAAGTGGCTGGTTTCGATACTCAAGGAAGCCAACAAGCGATGGCTCGTTTATCTCGATCCGCCGTATCCGCGCGGCAGTCGATCGAGCTCCAAACGAATGTACGAGTACGAAATGACCGACAAGCAGCACGGCCAGCTGCTCGACGTTGCCAAGCGGTTGAAGTGCCATGTGATGATCAGCAGCTACGACAATCCGCTTTACGCTCGACGTCTGCGGCGGTGGTCTCTCGAGACGCGATGGGCTATGACCAGGTCAGGCATGCGCGAAGAGCATTGCTGGATGAATTTCGAGCCGTCGCAAGTCGCTAAGTTCCCAACGCTTGACCGTGCCCCGAATTTTCGGGAGCGTGAGCGTGTGAAGAAAAAAGCCAGGCGCTGGGTGAGGATGTTGCAAGAATGCCCTGACTATGAACGTGAGTTTATCTTTGATCAGTTGGGTCGAAACTGGAGCTAACGAAGCTTTGACCAGGTCGAAGATACTGATCTCGAATTCCCTTCATCGTCAGAGCATGAAATCGTAAAGAAACCAAAAAACGGAGCGCTATAAGATAACAATGTTCCGCTGACAACGCCCGTTGCGGAGTCCAGCGTTATACCGTCGGGGAGATTACCGCTGCTCACGGAAAACTGTTTCCCAACCCCGAAGTTAAGTGAGTAAGGCTGGTACTCAGCGTGTTCACCAAGCCTGAATCTCCAGCCGGTAACCAAATCTTCGTATGTCAAAAACGGGCGGCTAGAAACACTCCAAGGCGCATGAAGAAAATGCGTTTCGCCTTGTTCGTCTTGAGCTTGGATTTGCAAATTGCTCGAAAATGTGCTAGGCATCGCCACCCCTGATATAACACCCGTGTTGCTGTCAAGTGTCGAACCCGGTGGCAGCCGGCTGTTGTCCACAATTCGGAAGTTTGTGAACTCGCTGTTGAGTTCGGTCGGTGATATGCTGAACCGCTCCCCCGCAAGAAGCGTCCAGCGCCCGACTCTACTGAGCGGAGATATTCCATCGGGGGGGATCGGCAAGTTTGAAAAAAAGCGAGGGTACCAAATTGACGGCCTGCCAGGCTCCCCCAGCCGGAGAGCTCCAACTTTCAAGCTACCACCTGGGTTGCTGGGGCTACTCAGGTGTAGGTCGACTGGTGAGGTACAAGCTCGCGATCCTGTCAGCGGTCTTCCGCTAATTTCGGTGCCGAGGACCGTCAAGTTATGAAAATAGGCCCATCGCATCTCATCGTTTGAAATGGTTTCAAGGGTGAACCCAAGCGTGTCCCCAGCTTGAAAGCCTTGAGAGGGGACTGCTACCGTCCTGCCTTCGCCGAAAATAACGACATCTGCGCCCACGGCATCCTTTTTGATTTCCAAATAAGGGATGTAGCTCTTACGATTGCTTGAGGTTTGCCCGTTGCCGTGGATGAAGCCAGGCCCAATAAGTCGAACGCTTTGGCTCCTACTGAAGAAACCATCGCTGAGTGGCTGCAAGGGTGAGTCTAACGCGAACACGAACTCATTCAGAGCCCCAATTTCGCTCGCTGCTCTCAGGTTGAAATCCCTGAAGAAACGAGCGCCACCTGTTAAAGCAGAAACTCCATCCCACGTATTTGGGTAGCTAACGAGGCCTCCGACATTGGCTCTTGTTTCGCCGTCCTCAATGATTGCCTCTAGTGAGTCAAAGTCTGTGACATACCGTAGATCCGATCTCGCATCCAAACACGGCAATGCTTGCCCGCAACACGGCGTTCCCGTCCCAACTCCCACACTTACCTCCTACGGCTGAATCGACTTGCGTTCGTAGCTTCCAGTCAACGGCCATTTCTTTTCGCCGCTGGCGGTTTCCCACCGTAGACCGAAATCGCCACTGGTGTCGATGCCGGATCCGGGGAAGGTGATTTTGATGACTGTTGCCAAGTCAATAAACGAAACAACCGAAACATCGACGGGCAAACTCACGCCAGCTGCCTGAGCTGTAAACGTGTCGCTGCTGAAGTCGTGCCCCGCGATCGTGGCCTTCAGGGTTGCCTCACACCCAGTTGGTGGCAGTCGCAAGTGGATACCTGGCGAACCCTCAGGAGCCAGGTCAACGATAGTGGAATTGCAGTGCATTTTGATGACTCAGGAAAGATTGATATCAATTTCGTTACTGGTGACTTCGATTGAGATATCCGCTGGAATAACGACTTCAGGAATCACGACTTCGGCGGCGATTTGCTCAGCAGTCGGGATCGTGACCCCGGCTGCGATTGCGGCTGCCGTTGGTACGTCGATCGGCGGAATCACCACTTCGGGAATCTCGACCCGGTCGGCAATCTCTTGGGCTGTTGGGACGCTTCTGTTCATTTTCTCATGCGTTAACGATGCTGCATTTCGCGTCGTAAATACGTCGCCCCGGCGGTCGCCAAAATGTTCCGCTATTATAGGCATAACAAGGGCGGCCCATTGCCCCATTCCGGCGCGGTTGGGATGAATCCCGTCGACCGAGTAGCGACCGTCCATGGCGAGTTTATTGTCTGGATCGCGTAGGGCGTCCCACGTATTTACCAGCGTGACGTTGGGGACGCCTTGGAAATAATCGTTAATAAGCAAATGGTAATCGTAGTGTCTGTCCCTGTTAGCACCTGTTTCATTCACCAGTATCACGTGGCGGAACAAGCCGCTTTCCGTGTTGTCGCGGATTATAGCTAATAGATTGTCGAAAGACTCGCTTAGGCCGAGCTGCGAATCGTTGACCCCGATCCAAATTACCGCCGCGTCCCAAACTTCGTGGCCCCCTGCGTGCACGTCGGCAATACGATTACGCAAACGTAACGAGCTCCAACCGCGAGTATCTATATCAGTCCGTCGGATGACATAACCGTGCTCATTAGCCGCTTGGACTGAGCCCGGTAAGAGTAGGTTATGCGTCCGTGAGTCGCCCAGAAATATCAGTTTTCGCGTCGGTGTATTTAAGTTCAAGGCCGCGTCGAGTTCTGCCGCAGCGGAAAACCCCGTTATGTCGTCGGGACTCCACAAGCCAAAGTGCGAAATTTCCATTGGGACGTCACCGGCGTAAGTCCCCGCCGCGGGATCGAACGAACGGCAGCCAACTGTTATGTGCTTGCGGTTATCAAGTACGGCGGGAGCCGTGGCCAGTTGGGACGTTCGCACAGGGCCGCCACAATACGCCCTCGCCACACGACCTGAGCCTTCGTCGAACCCGGCCATTACAATCGAGTGCCAAGCTCCGGCAGCCCCGAATCCGCCGACGCCTGATTGAAAACTCCCGTTTCCCGTGCCGTACCTAACCGACGAGTCTACCCCGCTAAAACCTTCCGCAGCCCAGTTCGGGCGAAACGTCAGGCCGAGCCCGGCAGTGGCCGAGCCCGGCGACACCGTCGAATTTTGGACTAGCACAGCCGCGTTAGAGGTTTTTACACCGCGATCAACCGCACCACAAAACGTAAACGTGCCCTCAGCATCGTCGTTTTGCATTGTGTTAGTCCGCAGGTGGTGGAACCCCCCAACGTACTTATGGACTACTTTTTGACCGGGCCGAAAACGCGAGTATTCCATAACCGCGACCGTGCCCGGCACTGGCAAAAAAACCTCGCCATTGCTTGCCACCCAAGATGCAACACGCTGCCCTACTTTAGCCTCGCTTCCGGCGGCATTTAGTACGCCTTCGTAAACATCGCCGATTATTGAATTTGTAAAACCGAATCTTCCGTGCATTGCTTACTCCGATTTAATATCTGTTGCGGCCCGTTCGTTTTCACAACTCCAGCCGATTACTTCGGCCCCGTCGTAGTGGCCGGTGACCTGGACGCGGCGGTCGCCTTCTTCACCGGCTGACTTGCCGGTGAATCCGTGATAGACCTCAATCGTCTCACCCGTCCTTACGAAGTCGCCAGCGCTATAGTCGGTTCCATCGGTTGTGGCTCGAACCAGCACTTCGCAAGCCGCCGTTCCCGAGCCGCTGCCCGTTGCAGCTGGGATGCCGCCGCTGGGAGCCTGAACCCACGCCACTGAAGGCGAAACCAATCCCAGGGAAATGACGCATGACTTCTCGCCAGTGCCATTTGGTTTGCCAATGATCTGCGCGGTTGTCGCGTGCGGTGTACTCTCAAGCTTTGTGGTGTCGTCGTTGATCGGTCGGGCGTAGCCGTGATTCTCGTTGTGGATCTGAACCGTTGACTGGACTGTGCCGACAAGCATTGCCAAGCCTGGTTCATCGTCCCTAGCCGGTCGCAAGACACAGGCGATTGGCAACATGCGGCTGGGCTTAATGCCAATCATTACCGGTTGGCCAATGTTGAACCGATCCAGCTCAGTTTCTTGGTCTGGATCGTAGTAGGTTTCTTGGATCGAGATCCAGTTGTAGCGACCAACGGTTTCGCCGGTTTCGTTTTTGAATCGAAACGCTCCTGGTATTCGGTGCTGCTGTCGGTTTGGCTTGGAGGTGACACGAGGCCCATTGGCTACCGCTTTTCTGGCAACTTCCAAAATTGGGTTGAGCGTTTGACGGCTGGTTGGAAAGCTGTCGCCCGCTACTCGTGGTCTTAGGGGATCGCTCATGCCTGGACTCCAATCCCGCCCAGGTTGGTGCTTGGGAAAAGCCGCTCGATGTAGATTGAGATTGGAACGTTGGTTATCGTTTTGTCGTCTGCGTTCTCCCGCTCCTCGGAGTAGACCCAAGCGAACTCCCAGCCCTTTTTGGCGATGCCTGGGAAAACGCCAACGGTTTGAGTTTTGTTTTTGGCAACCAAGAATTCCCAAGTCAAATCAGTAAACTCTTCGTCTGGCTTGTAGGTTCCACGAAGTCCCCAAAACAGAATCTCGCCAGCAGCTCTGCCTCGGAAGGTAGCGTTGTTGGTGTGTCCAGTTGCGTTTTCGATCGACGCAATCCAAGCGTTGGTGATGAGGCTTGTCCGCACTCGCTGTACAATTGGGAGCGTCGATTCGGCCATTGATGGCGGGTTGATTTCGGCGCCTTCAGGGGACCCGTTGACGACGTTAATTTGGTTCTGAAAGTCGGTTGGTGTGGCCGGATATAGTATCGAGGGATTGAGGTGTGACGAAATCGTTTCGAGTGAGTGAGTCATCAAGCGGCTTTGGCCACCAACGCTGAATCCAATTGAGACAAGCTGAACGTCGGGCTGCGGATTGTCTTCATCTTCTTGCTGCAACGCTGTTGGGCCAAGGTATTCGGCAGTGACCAACCAGGTTCCGTTTCGCTTATTGGAAAGCTCTTTGACGCGAACGCTACCCCGGTAAAGGGCTCGGTGGCCGTCGATCGCGGGGAGATTGGTCAGCGCGTAAAGGTCGGCTGTGTCTCGATCGGTGGTTCCGACCAGCGTGTAGGAAACGGAGAGCGTGTCTTCGTTTCGCGAACTTCCGTACTTTGAATCGTCGCCGAGGTTCCGCCACATGAAAATGCTGCTCATTAGTCAGTCACCTCCAACTCAAAACCATCTTCTATGGTGTCTCGCATCTCTTCGGTGGCTTCGGCGGTTCGCTCGTTGGCTTGCAAGTTTTGATCTTCGAGCGTTCGCGTGTTGCTGAATGCTTGTAGCGCGTCCAGGGAGAATGAACCAAGTGCCGATTGCCCGCTACCGGCCCTAGTAGTCGTGCTGCCCAGGTCACTCAAAGTTGGTGGCTCGAACTCGGCAAGCTGGGCTTCCGTCGGCCCGATTGGCTGATCGAGTTCGGCATCAAACTGCGCTCGTTTCTCGCTTGCCTGGCTGATGAGCTGATCCAGTTCCCTTTGAAGTGCCTCACCGCCAAGCTTCTTTTTGGCGTCGTCAATATCTTTGAGCCGTTCTTGTTCACGTTTTATTTGATCGTTGAAAATACGGTTTTGGAAACTGGCGTTTTCGTCGTCGATGAGCTTCCGCATTTCTTCGGTATCAACGTTGATTAGCTTCTCGCCAGTGAGTGCTTCGCTGGCCGCGTTGGCTTTATCGATCAGCCAGATAATCCCTTTGCCGAGGAACGCGGTGACGTCGTTCCATTTGGAACGGAAACCAGTGACCATGACGTCAAAGGTTGAGAGCATCCCGAACTTGAAGTCAATCCAAAGCCCTTGAATCCAGCCAATGCCAGTTGCCCAGGCAACCCGCAAAGCAGTCCACATGATCTTGCCGGCTAGTTCCCAGTCACCTGCAACCACTGCGTCATAAACGCCGCCGAAAACCTTCTGCCCGAATTCGAGCAGCTGGCCAAGCTTGGCTGTGATGAATGTGATTGTGTTGTTGCCTGACTCAGAGAAGTAAAGCCAAGCCCCAACGCCGCCAATCAATGCTGCTGCAACCAAGCCTATCGGTGAAACGATGAAGCCTACGGTCGCACCAGCGATTGCTACCCCAGTTGTGAACAGTCCAATCGCCGCTGTTGCGCCTGAGATAATCGCCGACACGGTTCCAAACACTGCTCCCAACCCAAGGAAGGCAACGCCAGCGAGGCCAACTACGCCTATCCCGGCTGCAATCCACTGTACTATATGTTGGTTTTGCGAAATCCAACTTCCGCTGGTCTCGATTAGCCAAGCTACTTTGTTTCCGTACTCCGATATAATTGGAAGCAGGCCAGATCCGATGCTGGCCAAAGTGTTATCGACCGACGCCCAGATTCGTTTCTGAACGTTGGCCCAGCTGTTGCCGCTTCTAACCGCATCGCCTTGAGCGGCAGTAGTTCCCTTCAGGATGATGTTCATCCTGGCGTAAACCTTTTGGGCGTTGGTCGCAGTCTTCGGGTCAATGCCATCGTTGAGTAGTTGCTGATTCACAGCAGCTTGGGACATGACGACGCCGTATTTTTTCATCACTTCGCCGCTGCCAGTCAGCGCAGCTTGAAGATCACGTTGTGCATCCGCATCGTTCATGTTGTTAAACGATGCGAGGTCAACAGCGAGCCCAGTGATTTGCTTTGACATTTCCGTCGCGGCACCTGGTTCAAGGCCCATCGGAACTAGCAAGTCTTGGTTGGACGCCATGAAGTCAGCAATCTGCTGTTCAGACCTGCCAACTTCGGAAGCGAACCCGTCCGCCCAGCCCTTCACTGACTCCGCGTTCTCGCCAAAGACAACATCGAACTTGGCCATCGTCTCTTGAAGTCGGCTGGCGGATTTAATTGGAGCGATGAACAGCGAGCCTGCAGCGAGCGCACCGCCAAGTAATCCGCCACCAATTTTTGCAGACGATGCAGCAAACGAGTTCATTTTCGCTTTGATGCGTTTCAGACCGCCGCTGATACGATCCTTGATCGAAGCGGTTACTTCTGCGTGTCCAGCTCTGGCTCTACGTCCTGACATTAAATCACTCCAAATTTGAGAAGTGATTCAAGCAGCTGGTCGCGTTTCCGCTCCAGGGCGGTAGCCATGAACGAACGCTTTCGATAGTTGCCAACGCCGTGTTCAAGCTTTTCAGGAACGGTCGGCTGGCCAGCAGATCCAAACGCAACTGGGCCGATGATGACAAACAAGTCAAGCAACGCCTTCTCGATGCCGTAAACGATCGTGCGAATGTTCGGCTCGTTACCCCAGACCTTTGGCGGGCCAGAATCCTTGCGAGCTGGCTTGGCAGTTTTGGCCGCGATCGCAGAGTTGGCAGCTGCTCCATAAAGCCAGTTCCCAGTGACCAGGTGCCGAGCGACCAATAACTTGACATTGCCTTTCTTGATACTCTTCCTCGCGTCACGACGCACGATAGATCCGAATCGTCGAAGCGCAGCATTTTGGGACCGAACAAACTTGGCTGTCATCTGCTGATCGCGAATGAAAACCCGTTTGACGTCGAAGCCGATTCCAAATGAACTTGCTGCTGGCATTACTTGTTCCGAAACTGTCGTGTCACCGCCGCCGCGATCGCCCCGATGTTGGATCGAGTCAATCGCATTCCGTTGGTGTTGTCTGATTCCCGGTAGGGATGGATGTCGAGGGGCGTCACTGATTTGGCGCTGTGGATGTTGATCAGCACGGCGGCGATGAGCGACGGGCCATCGAGGTCAAGCTTTCGCCGCTCCATGGCCATCGTTACGAGTTCCCGGAGGCTCCTGTCGTCTGGGATGATTCCAAGTCCTCCAGCGAGTTCGTCCTCCCAGGCGTCGATTTCGGCAGAAGTGAGTTCTCGATCTCGCTGACCATCGCGTTGACGGCGGCGCTTTCGTCGATATCGTCGATGTGCTTCATCAAGGTGTTGATCGTTCGCTTCCCGGTTTGACGGTAGATGCTCAACGTCTTGCGCAGCATCGCCCTTTTTTTTTCAGGTGCGTAGATGACGGATTCGTCGAAGCAAAGATCAACGACGGTTTCCAGGAGATCTTCGTCGAAGTTGTCATCGGCGAAAAACTGCTCCATTGAGATAGAGCGTTCGTTGGCTTGCTTCTCAACGCAGGCCCAAATGATGTCCACCCATAGCTCGGTTTCTTCGTCGAGCTTCTTGAGGGTCTTGGTGGCCAGCAAGGCAACGATATCGACTCCAACCCGTTGCCGGATTGTGCGACGGAGCAAGACACCGAATTTGATGTCCCACGGCAAACCTGATTTGTCTTTGAATGATTGCATTTGTTCTCTTCCTTGAGATTTCAGAAAACGCGCACCGCATAATTGCGGTGCGCTTGTTAGCTCAGCCGGTTTGGATCCACCATCGCCATCCGTGGCGATGGGATCCTTCTGCCCGCGATTACTCAGCAGCTTCGGTTGCCGCTTCGCGATCGTAGCCGGGTGCCACTTCTGCAACCGATGCGCGGGTGACGCTCTTGCCAAAGAGTGCTCCGACGGCTTTCATGGCTGGTTGACCGCTTGTCGTCCAGTGCTCATCGTTGGCTGGATCGAGTTTGCGAACCGCTTGGACAAGTGTCAGTGCCTCATTTTCGCCCCCGTTGGATCCACCATCGCCATTGGCGTCGGTGGTCGATGTGCCTGCAGCATCACCATCGGTAGTGGTGTCCGATGTGGTTCCTGCAGCATCGCCGTTGGCGGCGGTAGCAAGTGCCTCGTCCGCGGCCGCTTTGGCTGCCAGTTCCTCGTTTGTCAGCGTGTCATCAGCATCCGAACCGCTCTGCATCGCTTGGAGCGACTCCAAGCAGCTTTTGTTGATGATGTAGAGAGGGCGTTTGGATTTGGCCGCACGCTGATGCGTCTTGAGCAGTGCGCTCTGATCGTCGTTGGACGCCTTCGCGTTGTCGCACAACTCGACGTACTTCTTGCCGTCGACTGAAACTAGTGAAATCATTGGGTTCTCCTGTTTGGGTTTCGGCGAGTCTGTATCGCCTGAGTATGCTTGACCAGATTGGACTGATCGGAAAATGGTTTGTTCTTACGCCGCCGAAGCTCCGATCAGCTCGGGAAGCACTAGGGCGTCGTTTTCGCAGTAGTCAGTCGGCATCGCTTCGATGTCGAGCATCTGCGTACCTTCGTTCGCTTTTTTGAAGGGATACTTCATCACTTCAGCCCAGGCCTTGAGCCCTTTGGCGTTAGCTTCGGTAATCGGTAGGTCAGTCCAGGCAAACCCGACCGGTGTGCGGTTAACGAACGAATCAAAGATTGCATCGTGAATCGCGTCGTTGATGCCAGGTTTTGGCCGGGTGTACTTGAACGTGATCGGGCATTCGAAATCGCCGCCACGTTGGAGCTTGAACCTCGACACAGCAACAGGGAGATCAATACCTGACTTGGACATGTCGATTGCTGCCTCTTCGGCGAAGTCCATCAGCACCCATGAGGGAGCTGCTTCGGTGCCGAGATTGATGTAGAAGAACGCCTCTTCGTCCATCATGAAAAAGTGACCGTCATCAGCCATTGTGAGCCTCCTGCTCTATGAGTTCGATTGGGTTGGTGGGTTGCCGCCCTTGCGTTCTTCCCACTTGTATTGCAACTCCAGCAATGAGCTGAAGTGATTGTTTTTGTGCATTTCGTCTGGGAACCAGTAAAACTGATCGTCTTCGCTGATCAGGTTTATCGCTCCGCAAATCCGTCTTCCCTCCAGGAACTTGTCCAGGCAAACACCGTACTTCAGCAGCGCGTCGTTTTTGTCCCGGCTTGCTTGGTTGGGGAGTGTTTTGGCCTTGATCACCACGTAAACGGTTGCGGTGATGGACTTCGAGTTTTTTCCGTTGCTCTGTTTTCGCCTGGCGATCGGGTAGACCGCTACGTTCAGTTCGCCATCTGGAATCTGTTTTCCATCGACGAAGTGGAAGCCACGTTCAACGACAACTTTCGTGATGCCATCGGGAATGATTGATTTGCCGTCAAAGGTTTTGAATCCCTTGATCAGCTCAACCAGTTCGTCCGCGATGTTGACAACCTCAATCATCAAATACCTTCAGGTGGATCCGAAACGCAGTTTGAAAGCGATCAGTCCAACGCCAATGAATCTCAGGAGGCATTGGGGCACATTCGGCTTTGATCACATTGCCGTTGGGCAGCTTGATCAACCACTTGTCACCGTGTTGAGGCCGGTAGCAGAACTTCCCGATTTTCATATCCTCTGGCCAAACAATCAGGCTTCGTGCGTCCGAATGATTGATTCGAACCATTTGCCCGTTGGTGCCTTCGGATTGGGTGATCATGGCACCAATCCCGCACTCTGCGATTTCAATTTCGTAGGACTCACTTACCGGACTGCAAACCGCTGAAACAGTTGACGTCGCGATCGCGACTTCAACAGCACATTTCGCAGCTTCGGCAAGCATGGTCATTTGGTTTATCTCTGTGTAAAAAAAGCTTCAGGCCGTTCTCATCATGAGCAATGTCACTGAACCCGCCACCTGAAGCCACTCAAGGAAACTTTGCGTTATGCAGCAGGCGTCAACGCTGTTTCGTCAATCAGGCCTTCGCTGATGCACACTGGAACCATGTCGATGGTCGTGGCCAATGGAACCTGAAGGTTCTCTGTAGCGCGTGTCTGACGGCCCTCTGTGATCGAGAGACGCATCTCACGGGACATGAAGATGTCAGTCGGGACTTTGCCTGATGGAAATTTTGAGATCGCGGTGCGAATCTTGCGCTCGTTATCCCCAGTCTTATCCGTTGGGTCCAAGTTGCAAACGCGAACCAAAGAGAGCTTTGAGCCGAGTTGCAAACCAAGCCATGTAACGCACGGAGCGACGTAGCCCATCTGATCGCCGTTGTGAGCTCCGGCCGCGTCGTAGGTTGGAATCAACTGCTCGATGATGTCACCGAACTCAATTGAGTTGCCGTTATTGGCTCCGTTGTAGATTGCTGAGAGATCATTCTCGCCAGTTCGAACAACCCAAACCGACTGCAAGCGTGCTGCGGATGAACCGCCGTCAACAACTTGTTCGTCATCGCTGTTGGTGTAGCCTGCGGCTTCGGCCATGCCTGTGAATCCCAGTGCATCGTTTCCGGTGCCGTAAATAAACTGGCGTTCAACGGTGTGAAATGCTGATGCCAAGTTTTCACGAGCCAGCATCGACATGTGGTACTCAGGGCCATTGAGATTGATATCCGCAATGGCTTTGTCTTCGCTGGTTGTCGGCTCAAGAATCTCCAGCTGCACCGTGACGCGCTCTTTCTTGGCACGCACGTTCGCGATCGGAGCATTGGCGGCTCGAAAGCCGATCACTGGCGCTTCGACCGTCTTGGCGTAGGTGTGAGACTTGCCGTTGCTCGATGGTTGAGCGTGTAGCTTCGCAAACATGCTTCCAGCAAGAATCACGTCGCTGACTTCGAGGTCGGCAAGTGATCGGTCGTTGTACACAAGCAAGTCAGCGAGTGTGGATCGTGTTTCTGGCATTTGTTGGCCCTCCTGGCCTTTGGTGATTTTCTAGGTTTTTAGGTCGGCGTTTTTGTGGGTCGGGTCAGCCTGAAGCGGTCTAAGCTTCAGTTTTCATTTGCGGTTGATGCCGCATTCGGAACATGCCCGAAAATTTGACTTTGCCTTCCGCGTCGTCATTGCCGTTGCCTGAAACAGATTCGCTATCCGAGTTAGCTGAGTGGGCGAACTTGGCGACCAGACGCTTTTCCATCTGCTCAAATTGCTCTTCGATCGAGAGTTTGGTCTCAGGCGTTTTGCCTGCACCATCACCATCGGTGTCGGTGTCGGCCGCCGCGGCGGTTTGCTTGCTCAACTTGGTTTTCAGATCCTCGATTTGAGCTAGGGCCGTTGGAAGATCCTTGGGAGCTTCGGTTTCGCCCTGGCTGTTGGCGAACTTGGTTTGCAGTTCTTCGAACTGGGCTTTCATCGCGTTGAATTCCGTCTGTGAAACGGGTGCCTCATCAGGCTTGGTTTCCGGCGTGGCCGAAGTTCCATCTTTGGTCATCTTTGCTTCCTTGTAGGATAGTGAAACGGTTTGGTTTTGGTTGGAAAATTGAGTTGAGGCGTTCATGTCCTGGCCGTGCGGGCAAATCGCCACCGCGCGGAGCAGGCAAGAACGAACCACGACGCCAGGGCCTTCAAAAGTAAAGCCGTTGACCTGGACGGATGCACCCTGGCCAACTTCTTCGATGACCATGCCGTGAGCCGGATCCCAGAAGATTGAAGCTTCATAGGGAACTTTGTGCTTGGCGTTGAAGCAAACCTCCTCCGCTTTGCTGCCAGGGCGTTTAACCAAAGCACCTTTGCAGAGCAGGCCGTTTTCGCGATCGAAGTTGTTGAGGTACCCCATGATCTCGTGATCGTCGTGGCAGTAGTCGATTACGATCGAGTCTTTGTGAAGCTTGATGCCGCTAATGTCGTGGACGATCCTGCCCCAATACCAGTGTTCCAGTGGCTTATCAGTTCGAGCCAAGATCGAAACGGGGTGGAGTACTTCATCGTCGCGCATGTCGTGCATGAACTTGACGGGCCCGACGTTGAAACGGCATTTGCTCACGTCGATTGATTCAACTTGGCCTTGTTCTTTTTCAGTTGCAAAGGTGGTACTCATTAGGCCGCAATCCCCATTTCTTGAAGTCGTTGAACAACGCCGTCAATGATTTGCTCCACTGAGTCGTTGGTTGTGTTTCCGTCCGCGGCCCCGGTTTCTGAGAAGACTGAGTTGGCCAGGCGAATCTCTTCGCGGTCAAACTTGTCGGCCAGGGAGTACCAAGAGTCACCGTGCGTCTGCTTCCGCAGCTCGCTTCGCGTTGTGAGTCGGAGCTGGAGCAGCTTCTCGGCGGCATTGGCTTCTTGCTGTGGATTCCACCACTGGACGCCGATCGGAATCCACTCGCAGTGCTTGCGATAGAACCGAGCCAGGTCAACGCTGGGTGGCATTACCAGGCGACCGCGTGAGACTTCGTAGTTGAGTCGCCACAGCGTCAGGTGGTTGAGCAGCTCGCAGACGCCACGACGCTTTGATAGGCAGCTCATCAAATAAAGATTGAGAGCAGCGCGGGAGCCAAAAAAGTTTGTGTGCGATTCGTCGTAAAAGTTGTAAGGCAGATCGAGCGATTTCATGATGATCGAGATCACATGCCGAAGGAACGAATCGAATTCCTTGGACGGCGTTTTGTCGCTGAGCAAGTCGATATCGTCATCCGGTCCCATTTCCGCAGCGAACGGCCCATTCGTCAGATCGATGGCTCCGTACTTTGGATTGGCTTTCTTGATCTTGAGGCCAAAGATTTGGCTGATCACCTGCTTTGCCTGCGCGTACTTGATCGCGTTGTGTGCCTGGCGTAAATGATTGATCGCTGATGCCATCTGCGAAACGCCGCGGCGCTGGTCGTGCCGCATGTAGTAGCCATAATGGAACACTCGATTTGAGCGAAGCACACGTTCGAACTCGAAGCCGTTGTTGGTGCGGCGGTGGATCGCGTAGTGCGTGACGCGGCCAGCCTTGTTTTGGAGCGTGCCGTTTTTCCAGTCGCCTTTGAATTTGCGAGTGTCAGGGTTGCGGATGCGATCGGCTTCGATTGCCTGAACGCGGCCGTTGTCTAGTTTTTGAATCAGCATGTCGCCGCGCACGGTGCGGCCAGCTTCATCGAGGCGAATGTGATCGTGGAGCCCGAACCGTGCGCGGATGTCGAACTCTTCTTTGGTTGACCACTCAGCGACCAAGCCTTCGATCTCATCATCGAGCCCAGGGTAATCGCTCAGGCAGTCGAAGTTGTGCGTGGCCACAAAGTCGAGGTGTTTCCGAACCGTCCAGCCCGCGATCGCTGAGTTGCGTTGCAGATCGAGTTGCCTGGACTCAACGCGATCGCGGTCACGTTGTTGCATGATCCGATCTTCGTCGCGCAGGTAAGAGCCTGGCGTCGATTTGACGTCCGAGCTATACGCAGCTTCGTATTTTCCGCCCCGTCGATACCCGACTGAGGAGAATTGGCAGCTGGCCGTATCGACCGAATAGAATAGATCTTCAAGGGCCAAGCGATTTACCAGGGCAGATTGATCGGGCGGAAATACGACGACTGATCGGGACGGCCTTCGTTGGCTGCTTTGCAGGCTTCGAGTTGCCGTTCCAGTACGGCTTTGCGCCGTTCAAGTGCGTCGATATCAAACGTTGCGGTTTCACCGTCGAACGTTGTTGATGTCAGACCCAGATTGAGCTTGGAGTCAATGGAGGCGATGGCCTTTTTAAGTTTCGCAATCTCTTCGGGGCTGCTCATACCCCATAAATCAGGATATCAGTAGCGATTTGATTAGGGAGCAGGCGGGGCAAAATTCCACGAAAGAATTTGCCGGGCTCAAACGGTTCGGTTGTACAGGCGGACCACGTCTTCACGCTTCTCACCGCAGAACGCGCATTCGGTTTTGCGGATCTGAACGATGTTGAACGGTCGCCCCGTTCGCGTGAAGCTTTTCTCTACCTTGATTTCCTCCGGCTTGCCCTGGTAGTTGATACGATCGGTCGCATAGCACAGCCGCCCGTCTTCAAGTTTGTTGGTGCAATACGATGGTTCGACGATGCTAGTTGATCGCTTTGCAGTCTTGGCACCGATCGGGCGCCCGCGTTTTCGTTTTCGTTTTCGTTTTGCCACTAATCCGTTTTGGCTCCATCTTCCAGAGGAGTCAAAACGATCTTGGCGGGTTCCCACCAAGCAGGCTTGTAACCTCCAGAGCCTTGGACATTTAACGAGAATAGCTTCCCATCTACTCGATACAAAAACTCGCATTCGCGACAAGCAAGCTCGTTGTCGCGGATAACTTTGAAGTGAAGCTCACTTATACTTGAGCATGTGCCGGAAAACCCCAGGGCGTTTCTGGCGGCATCTAACTTGCGGTCTAAGGCTATCGCGTAAACGACAACCGCAGTCAGCACCGAAAGCAGTATTAACTCTAAAAGTCCCAGCTTAGTTTTCATGGTTCACCATCAAAATGAGTACGTGTTTCCCGTTGGCCCCTCCTGGGGAGACTTGTCGTCATCGACCATTGCACCAACCAGGCAGTCCCAAAAATGATTCTGACCACCTTTGGGGCATTTGAACACTTCAAGATCAACGCGGCCTGTCCTGGCTTCGCAAGTTTCGACAAGCAATGAGTCAAAGAACAGTTCGTGCAACATTTCATCACCATTAAAAAATGTCAAGGTTCCGCCCTCTTCATTGGCCGTCGTGATAGCAAGATGCGTTTCTGTTTTCCAAAGGTTCGTGTCGATCTGGAGCTGCTTGACTCCGTGTTCGGTGATCGGCGTTCGGATGAAGCCGTCCCCCTTTTCCTCTCCCGTTTTACGAGGCCATTCATTCATTTGAGTCTGGTTTTCGTTTCGCGACGTACCATGGCAGCCCCATGTTTTTTCGTTGAGCGTGTGATCGACGATTGCCCGCCGAACGTTCTTTGTTGTTCCACCCCAGTTTGCATCAACTCTCACTTCATTGATTGGAATCAAGACGCCGTTTTGGTTTCGGTATCGCATTCCACCAACTACAGTCAAGAATTTTCCGACCGCTTTTTGGGCCATCGCTTTGAGTCCAAGCCCTGGATACATTTGCGGGATCGTCTTCTTGGCATTCTCCAAGGTGAATTCTCTGGCTGACTGCTTTGGCCAGGTGTTGTAGTCAACCACGTGCCGATTCTTGGTCTCAAGATTCTTGGACAGCAGCACCCAATAAAACAGGTTCTTGTGGACGTCGATGTAGATCACCAGCCGGTTTTGGTCCATCGGGACGATGCCGCGCTTGATCGTGGTGACTGACTTGGTCAGTTGATCTTTTGTCGCCTTCGATGTTTCGCCAGTGTGAACGTTGATTCGTATCGGCTCGTTTTGGAGTTCTGACGCAAAAACGTCTTCGCCCTCCAAGATCCGAATGTTGTAGGCGTTCTGGATTGATGAAATGCAGGTCGGGTGGATGCCAGCCTCGATCGCGGCGTCCTCATCTTTCCAGGGATATGCCCAATCCCAAAACGCCACCGCTCCAGCTTCGGCTTTCTTGCGATGCTTCAGGTATAGCTTGGTGGCTCGCACCGCAGCTGCTCGCTTGTTGCGTTTGGTCTTCTCAGGATCGTGCTTGATGGTCCGGAAATCCAGCAACGCTTTTTTGTAGGGGCCAAACCAGAAGTCTTCATTCTTTGATGGCGACAACAGGAATTTGAAAATACTTGTGATCCAGGCTGGATTGCGTGAAAGCTGGTCGGGAACGTCATCGGGCTGGATGATCGTGGCCACGTTCATCACAGCGGCTTGCGAAGACCAACCGCCGCCGCGAAGAACGCCTTTCTTGATGTAGTCATTGAGAATCTTTTTGATCAACTTCTCAGACCTGGCAACGTCATCCGTTTGCACGTCGTCGAGGATGTAGAGATCTGGCCGAAGAACTCCTAAGGACGTTCGCTTCTGCGCACCGCGAACCGAGCGAACTGATTTCACACAAACGGTTTTTCCGCCCAGGGCAGAGCCTTCGACGGTTGGGAATGTGATCTGATCCGAGGCCCATTCCATGTTGGTTGGCTGGCCGTTGATGTGCTGTGAGTTGGCTTTGACGGCTTTGCCTTCAAGCTTCCAGATTGGGTAGCACACTTCGGGGAACATCTCGAAGAGAATCGGGTTGTTTTCAAGCTCAAATTTGATGCCGTTAAACAGCTCGTCAGCAAAGTCCGTATTGGCTCCAAGCACACAACCGAAGTTTCGGTGATCGTAAAGCAATGCCCATTCGGCTTCGTTGACTGTGCGGGTGGATTTACCAGCTCCGCGCGGCTCGATCTTTTGAATCAGCCCTCCATCTTCGATTGTCGCTTTGCTGATTCCGATCGAACGACGCTGGGAATCCCCAAACGGTTTGAGGCCAGTCGAACTCTTGAAAACTTCCTGATGCCAAAGCTCCAAGTCCCTGGCGCATTCCTCCCGAAGCTCTTGATACTCAGGCTTGATATCGGGAATCTTCCCGATGTTTGAATTCTCCGATCGCCGCGAAGCTGCGTACCTGGCCTTGCGATCGGCTTCACTTTGCTCGCCAATCTCAGAGCGTTTTTTCTTGGTGGACTTCTTGGCTGGCTTCTTTTTCTTCGCCGGTTTTTTCTTGACCTTCCGCTTGGCTGGCTTCTTTTTTTTGCTCGATTTTTTCTTGGCCATTCAGCGGTGCGCTACTATTTGGTGTTATCGGGCTCTTCCGTTGTCACCCTGACACCGAAACGCGAAAAAGGACCCGTGGACGTGCTCAGGAGCATTCGACCGCACGGAGGGTGTTTAGAGCATCGTTGTACAGTTGCGAAACGCGCGAATCACTCAGGTTGATGGCATCAGCGATTTCGGCCATCGTCATTTGTTCGATGTAGTAGAGCGAAAGGATTAAACGTTGCTTGTCGGGCAAATGGTGAATCAATCGCATGAAGGTGTGGCGTTCGGTTCGCGGGTTCCTGTATTCCCGTTCGATTGTCGAACCAATCTCAACACAGTCGTGACCAACCATCGTTTTTCGATTGGCACTAATCGACTGAACCTGAGTATTGCCAGATCGGTAGTTGCCAATCGGTTGATGCTTTGCCATTCGCTTGACGTCGAAACAGAACCATTTGAAACGCTGGAGAATGAATTGGCTCCAATCGTAGGCCGGGTCGAACCGGTCAACATATCGCCCAAACACTAACGCGAATTCCTGAGTGAGGTCTGAAGAATCAATGGAGTGCCGATGCCGCTCAGCATACCGTTCGAGCGCCGGCCAGGTTCGACGCAGAAGCTGTTCAGCCAAACCTTGATCACCTTTGGCAGCAACTGCTAATTCATTCAAGTTCATGATGGCCTCATTGGTGCTGCGTGGATCGAAATTAGTTGGCCTCGCTTTGCTCACGCCTCCATCGCTCAAACTCGGCAAGTTGCTTTTGAGCTTCTGGCGAAAGTGCTTTCGCTTTGGGTGTAATAGCTGTTTTGAGCGATCCCATTGCTGAGCCAATGAAGCTGTAAGCCGCCATCCAAAGGTCGCGAAGCCAGCCCGGCCCAAGCGTTTGATTGATAACCATGAAAAGCAATATCACGACTACGACAAACGCAAAGCCAAGAAAAGAAAGAACGAGTGCCGCAATCCAACCAACAACGTCAGCCGCCGAATCCATGATTGAGCCATCGAATACCCCGAACCCTAGGGGCCCACCGCGATTAGGCAAAATGCTTTTGGGATCTGGTTGCTGCTTTCTTAGCCCAAACAAACCACCGCCGCCTTGGGAGCGCGGATCGACCCGGCCGTCGGTGCTCGCTCCAGGCGATCGCCAGCTCCTAGCGGCTTGTGGGCAGTTGCCGCCAGGGCAGCATTGCACCGGCTCAAACGTTTCGGCTTTCGCCAAGGGAATCGCCGCAGCTGTTGTCGGTAACAAATCTGCATCGTTGATCTTTGGAGCCAACGGGATCTGCTTTGCAGACGTCGGAAGCTTGGCGTCACTGTTGACGCGCCCTTGAACGATATCCCAAACCCGATCGTAGGTTTGAGCCAATCCAACTGACTTGTATTGCTTGCCGTTGATCATCAACGGTCCTGCAACCCAAGTTGTCACGCCGAGCTGCTTGGAGCAGTCGGCCGAATAAAGGGGGCCACCCGAGTTGCCCGGAATTGAGTAGGGTTGGTAGTAAACTACTCCGTTCGAAATTGCCAATACGACGCCGCGTTCGGCGTTAGTCCAATTCCCGGCGTCGCACCCGACTTGCCAAACCGAATCGCCAACCTTGAGGCAGTCAGACCGCTCGGCAGCCAACGGAATCACTGGCATCGTGCCTGGTAGAGCGGTTTTTGGGATCTTCAGAATCGCAATGTCTTTGTTGACGTCGCGTGCATAGAACGAATGCTCAACTCTCGAACTGACTGACTTAACGATTCGCCCATTGTTCCAAATGTCGATCGTGTTTGGGTCGCCGACTTTTCCAGCGACGTGGTAGTTGGTCATCACCCAGTAAAATTGATCGTCTTCTTTGTAGACGCTCCCCGTGCCTGATCCTTGGTTGTTACGGACTCTGACCACTGAGTCGATGTTGTCTAGGTTAAGTCCGTCAGGTAGATCTTGGGCAAGCAAACAGCTTGGCAACAGAGCCAATAAAACAAAAAGTGTGCGCAGCATTTCTAGTCCTTTAAAAATGGTGAGGTCCTGGGCAGCCGCTACGCTGAACATCCTTGTTCAGCGTGCTATGACGATTCGGGTCCGTCCTTCTCGTCAGATCGAAACATCATGTCTTCGATCGTTGCGGCCTCCCCCTGGGAATCCTTCGTGAGTTCGGTGGCGAACTCCAGTCGTGTGCTGTCGAGCTGATCCTGGCTCAAGTGAGACTGAAGTAAGCGATCAGATTCGCGAAACTGTTCGATGCGATCGCATTCGCAGTTTTTAGCTTTGCGTCTGCCAAGTAAGTAAGCCAGGAGAACCAGTGCAGCCGAAATGATCACGATTTCACCTCTTGAAATGAAACGGCACCGCGTTTCATTTTCTTCGTTTGGAGCTGCTTGCAGACGGAGGCAACTATCGCCAACATTTCCTTATCGGGTTCAGGGATCTTGCCCGCCTTGAAGTCTTTTACCAATTGCTCACGTCGCGTTTTCGCCATGGCGGCGAACGCTGCACAAAGCATGTGCGTTGCATTGGGGTTGGTTGTACTCCCCGTTGGATTGTCGTGGCCAACAACCAATCGTCCATTGATCTCCATATTAACGTCGCAAGATGAAGATTTTTTCCCCACGGTGCCGGTGATATTTAGGTTGATGTCATGGGATGCCCCTTCCAGAAGTGTATCTCGATCCGCTTCACGGTTTCCAAATTTTGCAATCGAGTGGAACGCGATGGCGTCAGCGAGCTGTTGGTTGATGCTTGGAGTCTTCATACCCCAAGGATCGGAATAGAGCAAAGATTTTAAACGGTCGGAAATTCGTTGAAAGAATTTACTAGGCTATCGCGCCGTGCAACGTGCCGAATCAATTGATAAAACCGCCTCGGTTGATTGGCGGCGATCACCTATTGGGATCCACGATGTCGGCAATTGATTTTCGCAAAGTCCACGTTTCAGATGTCACGTTTCGCAAAACCAATGAGCGTGTTTGGAAAACCCGATACCTTCCGACGCTCGAAGTCATTGACCATTCGAGCTACACGGCACGCGGATTTTGTTTGATGGGAAGTCGCTGCGTGGACACGCTTCACCTGGTTGCGCTCGCTTTAGGAATCCCGCGTGGGTTTTTCAATTCCAAAAAAGGCGTTTACCTGATCAGTAACAACAAACGAAAACAGGCCATCAAAGCAGGAGCCCAAGACGCCTCAAATGAAGCTTCGGTTCGCCCATCATGACGAGTTCGAGCAGCTGGCTGCGATGGACGAACGTCAATCGTATACAGCTGCGGACTTGGCTCGCCTTGCAGATTCCCGCACTGGTTTTGTTTCGGTTGCGGAAACCGCCCGCAAGGTTCCAGGTGGTTTCATGGCTATCGCAGTTGGCTTCATGGCGATTGGTTACTTTCAGCCCAAGAAGCTCGCGATCAAGCGCATCGCAGTTGCTCCTGAGTGGCGGCGGCAAGGGATTGGCTCTAGGCTTATTCAGCGAGCGATCGACACCAAGCAGCGGCGAATCACGTGCCACGTGAATTGGGATAATCTCCCAGGCGTTGAATTTTTCCGCGCTCGAGAATTCACGGTTGTCGCGAAAAACAATATTGCTGGAGAGCAAGTTCTGAAAATGGCTTGGCATCGAGAGCGTGGCAAAGTGAAGGTTGAGAATCGGATTTCGCGATAGCGAAGCCTGCCTCAGCAAAAGCGCGGCCCAGCAGGTCGATGCCTGGGAAAAGGCTCAGAACAAGTTGCGATCGCGGGTTCACGGTTTCACCGCATCAAGTTTGATTTCGATACACGCAGCTTCCCCCGGTTCGCCGTAGCAGGCTAGCCAATCGGGTGTAGCCATTTGATTTCGCGAGAACCCAACAATGACACCGTGCCTACGACTTTGCTTGCCGTACCCTTTGCTGATCGTTACGCGACGGCCAACTCGGCATGTATTTTCATTCCAGCGAGGTCCGTACTTGCGAAACTCAATGGTTTTCGACCCATCGCAGAACGCGTTGTAGAACTGAGTTTTGAGCGGGATAAATAGCGGCTTCAAAACAACTCCTGCTGGCTGGGGATTTTATTCAGCCGAACAATCGCCGCATCGATCAACTTCTCTAGCCGACGCGATTCTCGAAGATCTTCGCCGCGTCGAGTTTTAAAGAACTGTTTTTGCGCTGCCCTCATCTGATCGACTTTGAACGCGAACCACACCAAGCAGCACCGCTCGCAATCCCGGTTCGGTTCAGTCGCAGGTAAACCGCCACACGCACAAAGGTCAGTTGCGTTCATTTATTCCTTCGTTTCGTTTCGTTTCGATTTTCGAAGCACCGCATTTTGTGCAACGCTTCATTGCTCGCTTGACGTTTCGTTCGTCGATCGGGAAGCCTTCAGGCTTCCACTTGTGTTTACACTCGCTCATTTGGATTTCTGAACAATGATGTTCAAACGTGGGTGATCTTGGCGCGATCTTGTTGCGGTAGCACGTTGGTGTCGATCGAGATTTGTTTGCCAGCTTTGGTGCCGTATAGCATTGCTTTCCAATCGTCGGCTTCTTGTTGTAATTGCGCCATGGTCTTGTTCTTTGGCTTGCGACGTGACTGATTCGATTTCGAGGCTTGCCGTTTCTCGGCCTCTGCGATCGCAGCCTCAGGCGGCGGGTTAAGCCGGGCGTGCAATTCCCACGCCGCGGCTACGCGAAACTGATTTCGAAACCGGACCAGCGCCCCACCCTTTTTGCCCATCGCCCGAGCAGCGACGTAGCTTTGCTTATCAAGGTCGTTACGAATCGCTTTGAACAGCCAAACAGCAACGTTGGTCAGGTGATCTGGCCCAACAAACTTAATTTCAACCGGACGCCCCAAACCGTATCTATACGTGATTTGGATCCCGAATTTTCGATCCATCGCCCACAAAAGTATTTTGACCCAACTAGGCAATCGCTTTTCAGAAATAATGTGTGAGCGCGCCCCGTCAATCGGATTGATGTCTAAGCCGTAGCGTCTGGCGACCTTCTCAGCCAGTTGGGCGGCCTGAACGGCTTCGGCAGCGGTAGCGCCGCGGGCCTCAGTCCGGACTCGAAGCTTTTCCAGTATCAATTTGGCTTTTTCGGTGTCGATCATTTTCTACCCGCAGTTGGAGCCTGAAACAGTGCGTGACTCTTCGAACGCTACAAGCAGTTCGTCACGGTAAAAATCTGACCCGCGTTGATAGCTTTTCAAGCCGACGGAGCAAAGCGAGTTCTGGGCTAGTTGGTCCTTACGCCATGTGGGAAGCGAATCAAACAGTTCGCCTAGTTCGGCTTCCCGTCGATCACAATCGGCTTCGACAACTGCGACCAGTTCGGGCGGTGGATCGTCGTAGAACATTTCGACCAGAGCGTCAGTGTTCTCAGTTTTGCCCGAACGAAGAACACTGGACTTGCGCTGAAGATTGCGGCGATAGTGATCAGCATCAGCCTTGCGGAGCTGGGCCGCTTGCTCGCATGAGACTTGCCAGGGAGCCAAAATCAAATTCGGTTTCTTGCCGATCGCTAGAAGCCGACCGTGGATGATCTTGGGCTTGGGCGGGATCTCTGATTCCCTGGCGTGATTGAGCACTTGCCTCACTTCGTCCAGGCTCGCACCACCCGTCACCGCGCGGTCGATAATGCTCGGATCGAAGACGCCCAATGACCTGACGACCATTTTCAAATAGTCCCGATCTCCCCCCGGAGGGTTTAGGGACGTTTCACTTGCGCTTAAACACGCTTTGGAGGACACCATGTCCTCACGCTTGTCGCATATGTCCTCACGCTCGGACACCATGTCCTCACGCTTGTCGCATATGTCCTCACGCTCTGGCCGTCGAGAGTCCCGAATCGCGAGCTCAGACCAAACAATTGTGTAGCGATTTGAGACCGTTCCGTTGCCGTTCCTGCGCTTACGAACGCAGATCAGCCCGAAGTGCTTCAGTCGGGCCACAGCTCGACGAACGGTTCTCACGCTGCAGTCCAATCGTTCTGCGATCAGGTTTTCTGACGGCCACCCCTCTCCGCCCCGGCAGAACGTTTCGATGTCGCGCAAAACGTGTTTGCAGAGTTGCGTGCTGGCCCGAATTCGACTTGGAGTCTGCTTGTCGGGACCAGGGAACGACACGTTTTCAACCAAGCCCAATTGCTCAGCCCTGGAGAAGTCGATGTTGTTTTGAGATTCCTTGCTCATCTTCGCTTTCCTATTTGCTTACTCTTCGGGGCCTCGAAGGGTAAAAACGTCTTCTAGTTCGTTGAGCCGCTTTTTAATTGGCTCAACTGCCGATTCCGTGAAGTGCTCATCAAGAGATTGCCCGCAGCGATATAAAGCCTCACGAATCAACAACAGGTCACTGTGCGAAAGTTTGATTTCTCGGTAGCTAGTTACGAGTTGAGCCATCAATGACCTCTCAAACTTGGGGCGAAGTTTCCTGCGCCGCACGTCGGACAGTCCATCAGTTGGTCGCAGTGGTGACATTTCGGGATTTGATAGACTGGTTCAATCAGCGTTTTAGTATCCACCAGGTTGGGCTTGCTCCATGCTCGCAGCAAGATTATGCAAACCAGCCATACGGACAGAATCAACAAAACGCATAAGCCATCGGAGAGCTTAAACATGGCATCCTCCCAAAGCATCATCGAGCTTTTCGAAATGGGATTGGCAAGCGAACTGGCCTAGTTGCGGGTCCATCGGCGTCGAGCAATGGGTCAGCAGCTCAAACCACTCCTGAGCATCTTTGAGCTGATCTTCGGGCAGTTCCACCAGGTCGTTATGGCCGTAAACGAACCGCGTTGATGTTTCAAAACAAACTTCGTGAATTTCGTCCATAGCTGCAATGATCTCACTCCAGCTCGATCCGATGGCTGGCTTGAGTATCAGCCTTAGCGTGTTGATCGCTTTGCAGGCGTCAACCATCGTTTCACGTTTGAGCGAAATCGTTTCACGTTTGAGCGAAACGTTTTGAAGAACGGCATCCATTTGAGTCCTTTCAAAAAAGAACGACGCCCCAGACCCACTGAGGCGTCGTTCAAAAAAATGTGCGACAGTTGTTGACTACGAGTCAACAGGGCAAGCATTACGAAGTCGGACCCCTGCCGCGCACGGAAACAGTTAGTTGGGGTAGCGCCGGGCCGACCGACGCATGGCAGTTGAGTTAGTGGCAACCGCCCCCCGTGATTCAGTCTGAAAAAAGATTTGGCAAACTCAGGATCGCGATATCCCGAGCCGCCGTTGAGTAGCAAGCTTCGGTGATCGACGTTGAGGAATGTCCCAGTGATTTGGAAGCCAGTTGTTGAGCAGCGCGAAACGGCGTTGCCCCAAGTTCGTCCGAATGAAGTCGCCGCCAAGTTTGTGGGGACAACGTGTCGCTGATCCCCGCGTGTCGCTGCCATCGCGTTGAGTTCTTGGCAACCGCGTTGTATTTGATTGGCCAGTCGATGAACAACGATTCGGGACCGTTGTCGGGCAGCTGCTGCAACGCGAAAAGCAGTTGTGGATGGACTGCCACTCGATCTGATTTTCCAGTTTTCACAGATCGGCGAATCTCCAAATACATCGAGCCGTTTCGGTGTGTCACCAAATGGGAACGCTTGACCAGACGGTAAGTTGTCGAACGGTGGCCGGTGTAGAACCAGAACGCCGTTGTCGCTTTGGCCAGGGAGCGATATAGCTCTGTGCCGTTTGTCCAGGTCTTGGGAGGCTCGACGGTGTCCAAGCCCAACGCGATCGCTTTGGCTTCCGCAAACGTCAGTGTGTCTTTGGGAAACGCTGGCGGTTGATCGAGGTACACTTTGGGAGGGTCGGCGATAAATCCCGCTCGCAACTTGCGTCCCGCTGGTGGCCCAGCGGCTCCCAGGACAAGCTCGATCTCTTCGACGGTTCGAACTTGAGTTTTTTCGCTGAGCTTTCGATTCTTGCCGCCCTTGCCGCGTCGATACGCGGCATCGATTAGCTTCCGTCGAAACTCCAATAAGTGATCGTCGGTAACCTCGTTTAGCAGCGGCCCGAACGGCCTCATCTTGGTTGCCATCAAACGAGTCCACCAATCCACCGCCGGGCGCCGGCGGCTGTTGATCGTCGCAAGACTCGTTGGCTTGCGGCGTTTGGTTGTGGTTGCATTGGGGACATACCATTGCAGGAAGAAATCCTGAATGGTTGAAAACTCTGACACCTGCTGGGCATCGTTGCCAGTGTAAACTCGTAGACTCATAGTTGCACCTCAGGATAAAATGGGCGCACTCCGTTGCCATAGTTTGCAATCCAACATCGCGGTGGATGGCTCCATCATCAATCGGTCGATTGGGGGAGTCAATCATTTTCTTGCCCCATTTTTGCTTGGAGCAGTTTTCTTGGCTGGCTTCTTAATCGACCGGAACGGAGGTAGCCGCCGGTGGAAGTTGAGCAGTAGCGTCGCAGCGTCTTTGGCTCGCGGTTTCCACCGGCGGCACGTCAACGAATCTGGCTTTTCATCGCTGCGAGACGCCCAAGGGTTATCGACCTGGGCCACTGGGCCATCGTCGCCATCAATCAAAATCTGCCCACCAAAAAAGTGAACTGAGTGTTCGCCGAAGTTGAAGTGAACCGAGCGGAGTTCTGGGCGGTGCTTCCTTTTACCCATGATCGACCTCCGCCAACGTATGGAACGGCCAGCGCTTTTCCTGAAGCCGGCCGATTAGCTCAAAAGCATGTCGTGCCAATGGCTTGAATTCCCGGTTATTTACGTCGAGTTTGTTTTCGTTGCCGTCCCCCCTCCAGGGATTGTTGGCGTGTGCGATTTGGTTTTCTAACGGGTCTGTGAGCACGATCTTTGGTCCGATGAAGAACACCTTGAATTTCTCAAACTCGAACTTAGCTGAGCAAAGTTTTCTGTTTTTACTCATGATCGACCTCCGCAATCGGATCTCGGTCAGTCGGAACGGTCCAGGGGCGATCGAGCCCGTGTTTCTTGGTGACATGTTCGTGTGCAGCACGCCATTGACCTTTGGCCTTGTGGCTCAAATGTGCGATCGCATCTTCGTTGGTCGCATCGACGCCATGCACCATCCGGAATCGCATTTGATAATGCAGTGATTGAAAATTGTGAGCCATGTTTGGGTCGTGTGCGGTCGCGCAGAACTGACATGTTCCTGGCTTGGCAGGCATCATCACCGCCTCAGTGCGGCGCGTGGTTTCTTTTCCGGTTCCCATTTCAACAACGGTGACGTTCATCGGGACTTTGGTTGGTGGGTTGCGTTTCATTTCGCACCTACCAAACTCTTCGCGTTAAGCTCCGTCAGCACACTATTGATCGCGAACACTTGCCAAATGAATCTGTGCGAGAAGAATCGAAGATCAGGAACATCTTCGAAGTCGCAACAGTAACTACTTTCGTAGATGGAACTCTGGAAGTCCCTGAGGCATTCGAAGCTACGCTTCCCGATGTCAATTAGTGCTTGGTAGTCAACGTCTAAGGCAAGTGCTTCGAAGTTTGGTTTTGGGGTGTCGGTTCCATCATCAATGTAAACGCCATTGTCTTCGATATATTGGGCCTTCGCGTCTTCGAGCCACAGGTCCTTCCAGTCAAGACGCTCCTCTCTTGTTTCAATGTTCTGAGGAACCTTTGAGGCAAGATAGTCGAGGTCGGGATTTCGATCGCCGAATCTGAACCAGTTTTCCATTGGCTCTTCACGTTCCCAAATGAACGCCCCCATGTCACCGAATGTGAACATTCGACCATGGCAACAAACAATTCGCATTGAATAAACGACTGTGCCTGGTTTCGCAAACTTGTAGACGCGAACCGGCCCAAACGTCTCGGAGGTTACAACGTGGTTTTGTGTTTGCCTCGCCACGTCCCCTTTGATTCGATCAACAAATCCCTTCTCCGCTTGGAGAACTTTGCTTTGAATGATCATTTCGCCACCGCCTTAAACCTAGTCACGTGCTTGACGAACTTGGGGGCTTGTGAGGGATCGCTTTGGCGTTTGCGTTGGCGATCCTTGCGGCGATACTCACGGCAGTGCTGTTCGATTTCGTGAGGTCGTGGCAGGTAGAAGCAGCGGCGGTGAGCAAATCCTTGGCCGTTGACCCAAAACGTCCGTTTGCCCCGGGCATCGGTACAGATTCGCTCAATCTCGCCAGTAGCCTCAAAGCCATTACTGAGGGTTACGCCTACGAAATCGCCGACGACAAGTGTTCCGTGTGTTGGTGATTGAATCATGTCATTCCTTCGATCTTCAACACGCGCACGCAAATGCGATCGCATGTTTGGGGAAATTTGGCCAACCTGGCCAACTTCCGCGTCGAAAAATCGAGCGGTGCCTATAGAGAGGCTGAAGTCAGTTGAGTTGGGGATTGTGTTTCGAAACGGGCTGAGTGCCCGTTTCAGTGAATTGCTTTTTAAGAAACGCCGTGATCAATGTCAAGCATGGTTTTGGCGACTAGCGATCGCAATTCTCAATCGTTGTCACCGAGGCCGCGCTCAAGTGCTTCGATTTTTTCCAGCTTCACCAGCGCGTTGTGCGTCTTGATTTGCTCAGCAATTTCCTCTTCGTGTTTAACTTGAAAAATTGCCCGACCAACCAAGCGATCCACCGCCAGCAGCGTCGATTGCTCAAGGTCGATGTCAACGTAGAGGAACCCACCAGTCAGTTTAGGGGAAACCGCAGCCAACGCCTGGTCGGCTCGCAGGTGAGATTCGAAGGCGGTGCGAAAGCCTGACGAAATGTATTGGCCGATAATCTCCAGTGCCAAGCGAGCGTCCGACGAGGCACCGCGATTGATTTTTATGTGCTCAAGAGACATTTCAGCTCAGGCCGTTTTCTTGTTTGAAGGTGCGAAGTTCGTCGGCGTCCCGCTCGGCTTTTGCCTCGGAAATCTCCCGTTGAATTCGTTCGCAATGATCAAGCAGCTGATGGACGTCCCCAATAATTTTGTCCATTGCATCGGCGACCCCTTTGCCCATTTGCGCTGAAACATAGTCGCCGTTGACCATCGGCGATAACGCTTTTAACTCCGGCTTTCGTTCGATCGCCCTACCAAATTCCTGGGGTAATCCTGGGCGAGATTTCCTAAGAATCAAAAAAACGGCCCGCCCGTCTCCAGATTGTTCGTCGCTCAGCTCCAAGTGCTTCAACTTCATTTTTGCCCCATGGGTAAAAAGTCTTGCGAAAAAGAATCTCGTCAGGCTATCAGCAACGATCAGAAATCAAAAGTGATATCGCCAACGACCATCGGTCTGTTACACCGATGGTCGATAACTGGGCAAGCTGCAAGCGGCGTGGTAAAAATGCGGCGTTCGCTGTCGATCGCTTTCAGTGGAGTCGCTACAGTGGGTGTTTTCCAAACTGAGAGGCGAAAATGTCATCGAGTTACGAACCTGAAGAACCAACTCGCATCACTCCCGAACTGTTGGCCCGCGCGAAAGAACTGAATTGTCATATCGTCCAGATCCACTGTGATCCGAGCGATATTGTTCAGGGAGATCCGCGGGGCATTTCGTTTCTGAGCCTATCAGGTTTTCTGCCCAGGGCTGGCGAGCTGATCACACTCGAAGATGGGAAAAAGTGTAAGGTTAATTCGGTTTCTTACCGGGTGGCGAGCGTCGGGAGTCCGATGCTACTGGCCGACGTTTATGCAGTTGAGAAACAGTAA